GGTCACTGTCCGCAACTGCCATGCCCGACGTAGGCAGACGGAAGACGTGAACGCCCTCAATCATCATGTCGCCCTTGCCTTCACCGAGCTGGGCTTCGGCAGCGACGCCGTCACCGATGTCGATTGGGCGACGATCGAGGGTTTCTTGCGACTGGTCGTCACCGATGATTCGATCGGTTACGACTCCAATCCATGCGCGCTGGAACTGGGTGCCCCCAGTTCGACGATACAGGCTGCCGGACGCGACAGTGGTGCCGCTGACACCACTGATCGTGATGGACTTGCCTACTTGGCGAAAGTTCTTAGCCATCTCTCAGGATCTCCTTGAGTTGGTGTCTGGGAAGGGTTAGACGCCTGCACGCGCTGCGCGTGCCTTGACGATTGCGGGAGACAAGACACGGTTCATGACATCGTCACCGCCCTTCTTGCCGTTCTTCTTGTGCTTCCGAGTGGGCTTCTCGCTCACATCGGCCGCATCGCCGTCGCCACCGAACATCTCGGCCAGCTCGGTGACTTCTTCGAGGGCACCCTTGAACGCGGCGGTGTATGCCGCCTTGCTCTTGTCCAGGTCGCCTTCAACGACTGTGGACTCGGCGCGCTTGGCTGCCATGTCGATGAGCTTTTCGTTGGCTCCATCGAGGCCCTTCATCTCTGCAACGTGCTCGTTGGCAAAGACGACGACGTCAGCTTGGATGCGCAGGTCGCGTTCGGCCTCATACTTGGCCTTCCAGTCGGCGGCCTCGGTGACGGCGGTGTCGCGTGCAGTGGTCATCTCGGACACCGTGCCTTCCAGCGCGGTCTTTTCGTCCTTGAACTCTTCCTTCTGCGTGGCGACTTCGCGTCGGCCGGAAGCGATCTCCTGGATCTGCTCCTCGATCTGCTCGCCAACGAGAGCCGTGATCTCCGGCTTGTATTCTGCGAGCAGCTCGTCTTTGGTGAGCCTTGTCTTCATCTCTGGTTCCTCGTGTTTCGAATCGGGGTTTGCGGCTTCTACGGTGCCCTGCATCTCGGATACAACGGCAGTCACTCCGGCGTGACTGAGACCCCCTGTTCCAGGATTGCAGAAATCGACACTTTTGAGTGGTTTGTGAAGGTGTGTGACAGTCTTGGTGGTCTCACCAATTCTGCGAACCATGCGTGCGTTACCAAGGATGCTGACGCTGCCCGCCATCTTCTTCTTGATGTCTGAACGCAGTTTTGCATCGCCGTCGGTGATATACGCCTTCCCCTTCGCGGCAAGGACTTTGCTGCCATCGGGAAGACTGATGGTCTGTTCGCGTGCAGCGACGATTCGGCCGACAGGCTCGCGATACTTCCAGTCCTGCGTCCCAGGCTCGACGTGACCCTTATACATGTTGACACCCACCATGGCATCAACACATGACTTGACGGCGCTCTTGCCGTAAATCTTTCCGTTGCCGCTCATGTCCTCATAAAGGGCCACGAACTCAACGTAGAAGGGCTTGTCGTCACCAGCGGTGATCTCAGCCAGCTCCGCGTCATCCATGTTGATGACACCATCCTCTGTCCACACATCCCCATCGGCAATCTCGGAGATTGTTTGGGTCTGAAGTTCGAAGGCAAGCTTCTCTTCTAGTTCTGTTGACGTCATACGAGGCCAGCCTCTCTGAGGGCACGGACCACCTTCGGGCGGTCTTTGTTACGTTCCTGAAATACGACAGGGAAATATCGTTCGCGACTCTTCAGCATGATTGCCATCATCGCAAACGTGTTGGCTTCGCGACCATTGACATACTTCACGCCCATGCGGCACAGGATGTTGTATGAGTTGCGCGATTCTGAGCAGTATTTGATAACTGGCGTAATGACATCATGCAACCCCTGATGCTCTAGACGCCACTTGTCAAGAAAGGCATGTGTGCCTCTGAGGTCACCAGCAAGCTCAACCTCTGCATGGAACTCCTTCTCCATGTAGCTAAAGTCTGGATGATACTTGCATCGTGCATATTGACCGTATGTGACATAGGCACCGATCACCCTCCATGGCGTGTGTGCATTCTCGCGCACAACATGGAAAGCGACGTAGTGTTCATGGAATACGTATTCACCAGCGGTGTAGATCACGTGCTGACCGGCGCGTTGCTACCACCCTTTTCACGGCTACGATTCCGTGTTGGGCGGTTATCATCTTGCCCACCACGGTCACCCGGCATCGGCTCCTTTCCCGGTGGCGGCTTGGTGGGGTCAAGAACGAGGCCAGCCTTGATCAGCATGTCTTGAAGTTCCTTCATCTTCTCGACATCGTTGCGGGCCTTCTCCATCTCTCTGTCGAAGTCCAGCCCCAGCCGGGCCGCAGCAGTCCTGATGGACATGTATTTGCCTTCCAGACCCAGCTTGTTCGTCTGAGCAACCTCAAGATCACGGTCTACGCTGATGCCAGGGAACTCCAGTGTGCCTGGAAATTCCTTGGGATCCCCCTCGCGATCTGTCTCGAGGGTTAGGCCGCTACTGGTTCCAACGAGCTTGGCCTTGGTCTCGAGCGCAAACTGGAACATCATTGCGAGGTAGTGTGCCCAGAGGTCTTGCCTGTCTTCGAACTTCTTGACGACTGGGAGTTGCTGACTCTTCGACGATGCCAGATTAGAATTGCTGCCGTCAGCAAGCATGAACTCAGCAAACCCAACACCAGCAGCAATGATGAGAAGAAGCGCACGACGCGCCTCTTCGTTGGAGCTGTTGGGGCCTGTGAACTCAAGGATTTTCCACTGCTCCCGGCTATTGTGGACGGGGTTGCTACCGATGCTCCATCCTTGGTATCGCGCGATTGCTGCGTTGACTTCTTCTTCGTTACCATCTTCGATACCAATGTCGTAGGCTGGTGAACGATACAACTTGTTGATGATAACGCCGTCTCTCAGATACTCCTGGTAGTTATCCAGCCACTCCTTGATGGAGATAAGATCTGAATGGCCGAAAGCGTCCATGTTGCCCGAGTTGATCGAGATCTGGATGATGCAGCCTTCACCAGCAGTATCAGACTCAACGTCATACTTGCTGATGTGTGGGATGGTCTGCATGTGATCGGCCATCTCTGAGTCTTGCCACTCAAAGATGAAGTTGTGAACGTCACCCACATCATCATCGGACGTCTCAACATTGGTGATGTTGTCAGGCGGGATGAATGTGACTTGCGTATCACCAACCAGACGTAGACCTCTCCGAAGGCCGTTAGTTCATCGCTGGCAGCTCTCAGCCTGATCTCAAGGTTGTTACGCTTGAAGAATTTCTTGGCGTAGAACTGTGCGGTTTCGTCATCGAACTGGAATGTCAGCCCACGACCCAGAACGAAGAAGGTCGTTGTGCGGACAATGCTGCCGCCGAGAGGATCGAACTTCCACAGACGATAGGACTCGTCAAGAAGCTGTTGTCGCCCGGATGTCGGGAGCCTGAACGGCGCTACCCCTACGTTCCGGACATTGGGGTTGCTATCAAAGAAACCGCCGGTATTGATCCAGACTTCCTGGATCTCTTCCTTCTCAATGATTTGCAGCTCTCTGTCTTTGATTCTGCCTGCAACCCTTTTTCCGGTCGACTTGAGTGTAACCATCAATCGCTCCCGAGGAAGTTGTAAATGTCCGTGTCAGCTTTGGGCGCGTTGAACTTGCGCATGTCGTTCAGGAATCTGGGTCCCAGTGGTGCGAAGCTTGGTCTCGGACCAAACTCCATCGGCGGAACTAAACCACCAACGGGAACTATCAGAGCTTTGATCTCTTCCTGTGCCCAGACACTAGCTATACATGAGTCAACGAGGTCGTCACCGAGCTTGCTGTTGAGACAGGTATACTTGTTGTATCCGGCCGAACTCCTCTCTGCCTTGATGTTGCTGAATTGCTTGATCATCTTGTCGAGAGTGGCATATCTGCGGTCGTCATCAACAATGGCCGGATATCTGAAAAGGCAGCCATACACGTATTTTTGCATCCTCTCGTGCATGAGATGCTTTTGAGGGCCATGAAATCGAATCGGCTTTACGAACCACTCATCCCACCCATTCTTGCCCATCTTGTTCTCGAACCGCCGAACATCGATTCGAGTTAGGGACTCCTCGTAAAGAATCCGGTTTAGATCGTAGAGAAACGCCGTATCAAACGCATCTCCTAATCCTCCAGCAGGCCGAAAGAATGCAAAGAGACGTTTCATGTCCTCTAGGACTACATCTGGCCTTTCATTCGCGCTCCATTCTTGTGAGAACAGCCAGAAGACACGGTTGCCGATCTTCTCTGTAAACGTAATACTCCAGTTCGACGACTCCTCTCCACTGCCAGCACCCGCACAATCGATCCCCACACAGACATCGCCTTGTGCCTGATAGTGTATTTTAGGATCGAGAACTACGGTGATCGGCATGTATTCGTTGTCTGCACAGTTGCGCAGCCAGCGATCTGGGTAAAAGGCGCTCGATTCGACGTAGAGAACTAGATAGGTGCGAGCAAACTGGTGCGGAGTAGAGAGTGCCTGGAACAACCTGATGTCGTTCTCAGGGATGATTCCCATCGCGACACCATGCCAGCAGTTGTATTTCTGGAGAACATTGAACTTTAGAGTGACAGTCCCTTCGGAGATGTTTTCTGGATGCTCAATGTTGTAGATGTTCCCCATCCCCTTGATGGTGCCGGTAATGACCCGTGAACATCCCTCGTGCATCTCGTAATGATGGTCGTCCTTGATCTGCGAGCCCGTAGGATAGACTCGTGTCAGGAACGTATCCCAGTCCATGTCGTCAAACTCTTCAAGCCACTGGTGAGTCGCACCAAGACCATCGACTGACGATGCCTGACCCTTAGCTTGGATCAAGCTACGATTCATGAATTCAATGTGCTCTTTGCCAATGCCCTCTCCGAGACGCTCATCTAGGTAGGCCAGGGCGATCTCAGAATTCATCACCATGTCGCCCATGTAACGGAGGTTCCGCTTGCTCTGCTCAAGAGCGGGGGCATGGACGTTCACCTCTGAGTATGGGAGACACATAGCCTCCTCAAGATAGTAGGCGGCTACGGTGAACGACTTCCGAATACGGCGACTACCGATCAGCATGTGGCTATCGCCCTTGGCATCCATCTCATTCATCCACTGGACCTGGTGTGGATTGAGATTGACTCCAGTCACATGCTTGTGCCAGAGATAGTGATTGCCTCTGAACTTCCTGATCTCGCGCTCTACGTTCTTCCGGAAGTTCCCGGTGATGTTAGCGCCAAGGCGGGCTCTCATTCACCTCTCCTACGTGTGGGCAGATCAGTGATTATCGGCTTGATGATGGTGCGGATGTCTGGATCACGCCCCTCCTCACCTTCATCAACCTCTTGCGGACCTATGGGAGCTGCCGCCGCATCTGCTTTGCGCGCAGCCTCTTTCTCCCACTCTTCCGCATCAACATGTTGATCCACTGGCCTCTTGGACGAAGTGCCCGCTGGCGGCGGTTGGATCCCATGCGTCGGCCTCTTGGCCGCCTCAGCGCTTTTGACTGCACCTGGGACTCTCAGTTTGTCGTATTGTTCTAGGTTGACTGCCGCTACACGTTTGTGAAATCTGCACAACCATAAGCTATCAGTGAGGTCGCTGTTGTAAATGATTGATGATGCGCTATCTCTGCACCCGGTCCACCCGCACGGAATCGGCGGGGCGTCTGAGGGTCGATACATCATTCATCTAAGTTCATACCAATCCGCCTCGCGATCTGCTCGATAGTAGGCGATTCGCCTAGACTCCTATCGAGAGATAGCTCGGACGGTGGTAGATCCTCAAACAGCAAATCGGCTCTGAAGCCGAGCGACCTCTGGTCTTCAAGAGTCTTGCGACGCCTGATCTTCTCGATCTCATCTGGCCTAATCTTCAACCGCAACATCTCCTGACGGCTGTTATTCTTCAGACCCAAATCATGCACCCACCCATTGAGCTC